CATCAGGTCCATGTTCTCGGTGATGGGGTCACGCGGCTTGGCATCGGAGGGCAACGGGATGATCTTGTCGGCGTTCTTGACACCAAGCGTCTCGATCATCTGACGGTGCAGATGCGGCAGGTCATAGATCTGCGGGGCGGTCTGGGACAACTGGAGCACCGCTTGGTACTGCACGATCTTCTGCGACATCGTAGCCGCGTTCGGATCTGAGACCGGGATGACATCCACGTCATCGTAGTCAGCCTTCTTGGCCTTGCGGTTGCCCACCTCCGGCTCGTACGAATACTCATCCGGGGTGTTGTCACGGATGATGCCCGCGAGGAGTTTGAACTCCTGCTTCATCGTGTAGTAGATGCGGGCCTGCACCGCGCTCATCACTTTGAGAACACGCTCAAGGATGGCAAGCGTCGTACCGACCGGGGCCTGCGACGACATGTCGCTGACTTTGAGGTCCGAGACCGCAGCGAAGCGGCGTCCTTCCTCGACAATCCGGTCCATGAGGAGGGAGAGCGTCTGGCTCGGCTCCTTGTACGGCAGGGGCAAGATGTTGTCGCGGATCGCGCCCGAGGGCACGTCTACGTCGCGGAATTCTCCGGGAGCGATGGGGGTGTCGTCCCCCTTGATACGCAGGCCACGTGACTTGAGGCCACCCGGAAGATTGCTAAGAGTTCCAGCATCGACAAGTTGGCGAAGGAGAGAGGTCGCGGCCTTGCTGTGCCCACCGATGAGGTGGATAAGCCCGAAATAATAGAAGCCAAAGCCGGGAATATATCCGTAATGGACAAAGTGCTGCCGCTTCTCCTTGAGTTTGTCATCTTCACGCCAATTCCGCCGAATCGCCAAAACCGTCCCGGTGCCCTTCTCGATGGTCACCACATAAGGAAGAGCGATGCCTGTCTCGTTGTTGTCCTCATCCGTATCCGGGTAGCCAGCAAGGTCGAGGTTGACGTGCATCTCAAGCAACTGGAACCGGTCGTCCATCGACGCCGAGAAGCCTTGGTCCTCTGCCTTCTGCTTCTCCACCTCGTCCATCGTGCGAACCGGGTCGCCCAAGTCGATGTCCCGGTAGAACCCTGCGTACTGAAGCTTACGCAGTTCGTTCTTGGTCTTACGCATCCGGTGCGTGACACGCTCAGATGACTCAAGGTTCGGCGCACCGTAGGGGACGATGATGTCCTCAGCCGGGATGAACACCGCAGTCTGACGGTTGAGCGAGGGGTCGAAGTACATCTTCTTGAAGGCGTTACCCGACAGGGCAAGGCTCAACAGCAGCCGCTCGTGCTCCGGGCGGTACTCCTTCATGACCTCGGTCAACTGATAGTTCATGTCATCCGCAACACGGATGGCAGCGTCCTTCTTCTCCGGGGTCTCCCTACCGACGATCTTGGTCTTGACCGGCCCTGCCGCAGGGAAGGTCTCCATGATGGTCTCGGACTGGAACTTGACCGCCGACTCCATGAGGAGGGGGTGGAACACGCCACACGCACCCGGCCACGGCTCAGTACGCTCCTCGTACTTGATGCCCAGAATCTTCAGTCCTTTAATATAGGTGTCGAGCCAGTCCTTGCGGCTGGAGAGGTCCTGCTCACAGTGGCCGATGAGTTCACTCGCAAGGCTCTGCAGGTCCCCCTCGCTTATAAACTCCGCGAGGTTGGCGTCGAACTGCTCAGCACGCGGCTCTTCTTTCATCAGCTCGATGATGGCCCCGTCCATGCCGATAGTTACCGACTCCGGGTCCACGATCTCAATCTCAAGGCCCGGTTCATCGGAAAGGGCCTCAAGGCCAACCGGTGCTTCGTAAAGGGATTTGTCAACGGCCATCTAAATTCTCCTAGTAGAACCCTTCGCGTCTGTGACTCTTAAACCACTTAGTCGGCTCAGGCTCATCTGTCGGCAGGCGGATAAACCCACCCTGCCTGAACCTCAAGAGTGCCAAGGTCGTCGCGTCCACCAAGTCGTCATGCGTACCGGACGGGAAATCGTTGCACTCCTCGACCACCTCCCAAGCCCAGCGGCGGTCTGGGACCCAGACTATACCGGAAGAGAAGAGGTCAGATACGGCGTTTACTCTGCTTATCTTGTCCTGACCCTTGCCCGGCGTGAACTCTGAGATGGGCACCCCCATGCGCCTGAACTCCTGATAGAGCGCCGCACCGTTCGATTTCTTCTCGACGATAAAGGTGTCCGGGTTCCAGTCCTTGTACTCCTCCAACACCCGCTGCTTCAGTTCCGGGAACTCAAGGCGCTCCTTGATGGCGTTCAACAGGATGATGTTGTAGTTTTTAGTCTCTTCGTTGAAAAACACCCCCCAAGTCAGGAGGGCGTTGAAGTCCGACCGGTTGGTCTTCTCTTGGGCAGCGTCAAGCGCCATGATGATGTGTTCACAGGAGGGCGGGGTCTCCTTGTCCCAGACCTGCCACCACTCGCGCTTGATGAGGGCACCTTCCTCCGAGGTCGGCTGCTGCATGTACTGGGCCTGCCAGTACCGCACGTCCATCGAAGCCTTCTTGCCCATCAACTCCTCTATGCTCCAGAACTCTGGCCATAGCGGTTTCTCGTTCAGGATCGCCGGGAACTCGACCACTTCCCATTCATCTGCGTCCTCTTCGCGGGTCATGTGGTCCACGATCTTGCCGGTCAGGTCCATCTTCGACCACCGGGTCATCACCACGATAATTGAGCCACCCGGCATCAGTCGCTGGACAGGGCCTGACTGGAACCACTCCCATGCGGGTTCGAATACGTCTGCGCGACCTTGCTTAGCTTCCTGTTCAGAATGAGGGTCGTCAATAATAAAGAGATCGGCACCACGGCCAGCAAGAGCGCCGCCAACGCCAATAGCGAAGTACTCACCATTAAAATTCGTACCCCAACGAGACGCAGACTTGCTGTCGGCTTGGAGAGATACATTGGGGAAGATGTCACGATACGACTCCGAACCGACCAAGTTACGCACCCGACGACCGAAGTTCACCGCCAAATCAGCGGTGTGGGACGCCATGATGACCTTTTTCTGCGGGTTTTTGCCTAGGAACCAAGCAGGGGCTAGGTACGAGATCATCTCGCTCTTGCCATGACGCGGAGCGATGTTGACGATGACTCTTCTCTTCTTGCCTGCCTCGATATCCTCGAAGATTTTAGCCAATCTATGATGGTGCGGACCCACTTTGTAGCCCGGATAGACGTGCTGGATGAAGTCTAGGAACGAATCTTTGCCCAACTTCTGCGTTATCTGGGTCTGATACTGCTTAAGAAGCTCGGCGACACGCCGTTTTTCCTTCTCCGGCATGGCGGGAAGGGCAGTTTTCAGCTTTTTAAGGCTTTCAGGCGTCAGTTGCAGCACTTTTCTCGCCTACAACGCGGTACTCGATACCCTCAAGCACCGACATAAGCTCCTTCTCGACCTCTTCGATGGGCTTTACCTGCACCGTGACCTCGCTTCGCTTCTTGAAGGCGTCCACGCCGTCTACTTCACCCAACTTTGTGAGCGCTGAGATGCGCTCTTTACTGTTATTGGCGTGCTCTACTTCATAAATGAGCTTATTGATGACGTAGTTCTTTAGCTCAGACAATTCATCGACAAGCGAGCAGTTACTCTGCTGGATGAGGCCCGCCAAGTAAGCCATCGTTTCGTTCGGGTACTTGCTGTACTCGATGCGTTTCTTAGGGTCATCCATCATTTGACGAGCAAGTTCTTTAGCTTCGTCTACATTTTCTTGCGATGGGACGATAGCTCTACCTGTTAGGTCCGAGATGAGCTTGATGGTCCTAGCCCGCATCTCGATCTCTTGTTCACGAGACAAATCAGGCAGGGCCTCAGCCGCATTAGCCGGAAGCGGCGTGGCTTCGTCTATCAACGGAACAAGTGTTGGCACATCCGCGATCAAGTCCATGTTGCGCAATATATAGGAAAACTTGGCATGGAACCAAATTTGTGATGGGGGGTGTGTTTATATACAGGGGGGTGGGGTCAGCCCAGCCAGAATTTGGAAAACGCGTGGTGATTTGTGCGTATTCAAATGTATTAGTGCGGTGACGGTGGTCAATCTAATACGCGGAGGGTACGGGTACGGTGGGGTCGAGTTGGTTAGATTTTGGCATTGTGGTCTGGGCTTGCGTCAGTCCACGACAAGTCATCAGGTGAGGTTATGTACTTGAGTTCGCGCCGCCTTCGCTGCCTCGCCAGTTGATATTACCATACAACCTGTGCTATAATAGCATCGTCGATTGGGAATTCCACTCGATGCGCGCCGCGCGCTCTGCGGTTCCTGACAATGTCAGGATTCACTTGGAGATATGTCATGTCTACTTTCAATCTGTCTGCTTCTGCTCAGGCTGAACTCGCCGATATCGCCACTAAGTCGGGCGCGGTCTTTGCTACCGCTGAGCGTGGTTGGAAGCCGTTGGTTAAGCGGTTCCGCGCTGTTGTCGATGAGATGGGCGCGGACGGCCGGAAGTCTGACGGTGGAAAAGCCGTCGACGCTTTCATGACTCCGCTCATCATCGCGGCGTTGGTTAAGTCTGGCCACTACGATGTCGCGGTGCATCGGGTCGGCTCGGGTGACGAGTACCTGCCGGTCGACGAGGAGCATCCGGCGAACTTCACTATAACGGGAGCCTACGCTGTCTCGGCTGACTTGAACGAACTGCCGAGCGTCAAGGACTCGCCTCGCGGCATGAAGGCTTGGCTCCGTGGCAATGCTGAGAACGGTCTGCGTCCTGACGGTGAGAAGGGTTCGCGGGATGTCATCAAAAACGGGTGCGACCAAGTAAAGACTCGGTTCTGGAAGCGTGACAAGGCGGGCGGCAAGTCTGAGACTAAGTCTCTCGAAACGAAACTGCTCGAACTCTACAAGGAGTTGAAGGGGTCACGCGACCGATACGAGAATGACGGTGGCGAGTGCCTGTCCGATGCGGAACTCAAGGTTGCCTGTGACCGGTTCGCGGATGAGGTGTTGAAGCGTAGCAAGTCGCGCAAGGCGAAGTAATCCTGACACTTGTCAGGAATCAACGAGGGGGGCGGCGCAAGCCGCCCCCTTCCTACCACGGGAGCATCATCTAATGATTGTCTACACCATACATCATGGTTCAATATGCGGCGATTTTACCCACGAGTTCACGAGCCGCGCTCAGGCGGAACACTTGATGCGGGTACTCACGGCAAATCATGTTAAATTTTCGGTTGTCTACGCTCAGGTCGACGCGCCAACCCAGTTAGACTTGCCGCTCTAATCCACACAGCCCTGTCAGGCTCCGGCTTGGCAGGGCTTTTTTGCGCCCAAAATTTTTTTCGAAACCAGTTCTGATACCAGTTCTACGAAGCCAGTTATATACGACACCAGTTCTTAGTGACGCCAGTTCCAACGAAGCCAGTTCTACGGAGACCAGTTCCTAGGCCAAAGGCCAATGCTAATGGTCAAGGCTAATGGGTGAGGCCAATGGACAAGGCTGGCCAAGCCTATACCTAAAATAAATGGCTATGGCTGAAGCATTGTACTGGCCATCCTGACAATGTCAGGACGAAACTTGTATTAAAGTACAAAACCCCCCTTTTGTACGCTGTTTTCAAAGATTAGCGTACAAGCCAACCCCATGATTCTAAAAGGAAAAAGGGCATTTTGTACGCTTGTACGCTTGTACGCTAACTTTGCACGCTTGGGAGCCTATTTTGCAAGTTTCGCAAGTGCGACATTTTTTCCGCAATTCCAAAAATCAAAAAATTTTTTACCGGCCGTTCAATTCCTAAAAACACGGAACAAGCGCACAAATACTCTTTCTTCTTCTTCTTCTTCTTCTTCTTAAATATATTATATTATATAAATCAACAACTTACATTTTTTACGCCCCCTCCAAACTGTCCGTATCTTGTACCTTATGACAACTTCCATTTTGCGTACAAAGCGTACAAGATATTACCACTTCCCTCTTTTCTCGTGTTGAATCAAGCACTTGGCTTGTTCCCTGCATAAAAAGCCCCCTATTCCTGACATTGTCAGGACAACACTTAAACCACGCCTTATAAAGAAAATATTTTGTCTACGGGCTTGACTTATAAGTACAGTTAGGCTATAATATAGTCTAAAGTGGAAGTAACGAAACGAGGCATAGCCAACACAATCCTGACGCTGTCAGGGGGAGGTTTTAGATGGGTACATACGACAATGCATTCGGGGGTGCGCTGCACGACCCGATGTTCGACATGGATGACGCATGGTGCGTAACAATATTAGGTCATGACATCGCGTGGACGGCCGATGACGATGTATACATCAGACACGAGGCGGGATTCGATATCCTGCTCGGGCAGTTGAAGTGGGAGGACAACGACGACCCAACGGATGACTTTGGTTACAACGCGGAGCGTCTGCGAGAGTTCGTCATCAGTAGCCTTAAAGAAACCAAATGACACAGGACGCTGCAAGGTTCGCGGGTTTCGTAGCAGCGCCCTGCTCCAAGATACCAAGCCCGTCTATTACACATTGTCCTGACGATGTCAGGAGTAGAACATGAGGAGGCTACCAAAATGGTTTGTTTCTGTAGGGTGTGCATAACACACGGCATGTTTACCCCAGTAGCGCCACGCAGACACGAGGCGGGATTTGATACCTGCCTACCCTGCGGGGAGCGCGAGGCACGCGAGGTTCGCCACACCATCGTGCCAATGCATAAGAGCAACTACATGGTCGTGTCCGACCGACGCGATCTGATGGGTATCAACAACAAGGGAGGCTTTTACAGATGAGTAAGACACGGGACGACGAATGGTTCACCGAAGACCAATCGCAATGGTGGGATGACCAGAAGCGTGACGAGGAAGAGTTACAGCAGTTGCGCGAGGCCGAAATGATGGACGCGCTGCGCCACAGGGTGTTTGCTGAGGTGCAGGACAAGGTGGTCGAGATGCTCCGGCGTGTCGCCGCTGGCGTGTATAGGCAAGGCTTCAAGCATGGGTTCGCCGCTGCCTTGCTGGGTGCAGTAGCGTTCATTTATTTTGGCTAACTTGTTGACATGAGAGTTCAGTTTAGTTATAATATAGTTGTAAGGTCGAGGAACGAGATACCACAGGCTTTTCGTCCTGACATTGTCAGGACAAGCAACAACACAACAGGAGCGAAGTCATGGAGATATTGAAGCAACCTGAGCACATCACATCGCTTGCCACGAGCGGCATTTTGATTCGTGCGAAGGTCAAGGTCTGGACTGCCACCAAGCAGGACAGGGAGATAAGCGACGAGGTCACATCTAACAAGAAAGCCGCACGCAACGCAGGAAGATACACCAAGCAACTCTTTGCTGATGTTCCCGAACTGCGGCTGTTACTTAACGACCGACAGACTTGGTACAACTTTGTACAGCGCGTGACCTACCCGTGGGACGGGGAGTGGGGCTACCTGCCTACATCACGCATCGCACAGGTCATGGACGAGGTTCAAAAGCGCAAGGTTAAGTCGATGGAGTTACTGGAGAACTTCATCAACGCAATGCCCGCCGCCATCTCGAACGAAGCATTCGTGCAGGGCGACATGTTCAAGCGTGAGGATTACCCGACTCCTGACGAGGTCAGGAGCAAGTTTCGCATCATCGTTCAGACAATGAACATCCCAGAGGGTGACTATCGGGTGACCATCGCTGATGACTTGGCCGAAGACTTGAAGAACAACTACGAGCAGCAGACACGCGACATCATCAAGGACATCCACGACAAACAGAACGAGCAGTTGGTCAAGGTGTTGCAGTCGTTCTCGCATTGCTGCGACAGCGAGACAGTCATGGAGGACGGCGAGGTCAAGGTCAAGCGTAGGAAGATGTACGAGTCAACGCTCACCGACGCACTTGAATTGTGCGATACCTTCAGCAAGTTCAACCTGACCCAAGACCCACGGCTCGAAGATGCACGGACGGAGTTACTCAAGATACTGGACGGTGTGACCATCGACCAACTACGCAGCAGCGACACCAAGCGCATCGTGGTCAAGGAAGGCGTGGACGATATCTTGAAGAAGTTTGGGTTCTGATTGGTTTGTAATTTCAACAACAGAGGTAAAGCAAAGTCATGGCTACTAACACAATCGACTTCAACAACCCCATCACTCTTGCCCAAGCGCGTGTGGCTATCCGCACACTAGGTAAGACTAATACAGCCATCATCAAGGGTGAGCCGGGGTGTGGCAAGTCAACGCTCTTGAAGATGCTCGAAGAGGACATGGGCGACGGGTACGACTACATCTATGTGGACTGCCCTGTTAAAGACATCGGCGACACGGTGATGAGTGTACCTACCCACGACAGGACTCGACTTACGCAGGTGGTGTCGGACTTGTTCAAGTTGGACAGCCCAAAGCCCAAGGTCATCATGCTCGACGAGTTCATGAAGACTCCGAAGTTGCTTCAGACCATGTGGACTCGACTGATGCTTGAACGGACGGTAGGTGACCATGTATTACCCTATGGTTCTATTGTCTTTGCAACAAGCAACAATTCATCGGACGGTGTAGGCGACACCATGCTGGCACACGCAGGCAATCGTGTGACCATCTATAACTTGCGTAAGTCTACTGCGCCAGAGTGGAACATCTGGGCGACGGATAACAACATCGCCCCAGAGATTCGTGCATGTGTGGCTATGAACCCTCGCATGATGGCGAGTTACTTGGACGGTGGACAGGACGACAACCCGTTGATTTTCCATCCGATGCGTAAGGCCTTGTCATTCGTGACAGGTCGTAGCCTTGCCAAGTGCGACCCCATCGTGCGAAACAGACAGGTACTAGGTGATGCGCTGACGCAAGCCTCGCTCGCGGGGACTATCGGTGCGGCTGCGGCTGAGTTGATGTCGGCGTTCTTGTCTCTGGCTAACGAGCTGGTGTCGGTCGATAAGGTTATCGCTGACCCTGACAATGTCAGGATGCCGGAGAAACCTGCTGCGCTCTTCATGATGATGTTCAACGCAATCGACACCATCCAGACACAGGACGAGTTGGTTGCGTTCATGCGGTTCGTCAACCGTGTACAGAGTTCCGAAGTACAGAGCGTGTTCTTCACGATGGCTATGCAGTCCAAGCGTGTCGGCAAGTTGGCTGTCAGGAACGAGCAGATTAAGGACTGGGCGAAGAACAACTACGAGTTGCTTATCTAATCAGGAGGCATGACATGAACGCAGCAGTACAGACTATGGACGCTGAGTTGAAGTTGAAGAAGGCACACATCAGGTTGATGCGCCATCCAGAGACTTGTCTTTATTCGGGCATCATCTTGTTGGGTGACACCAAAGTGGTAGACGGGGACGACGAAGTTCCTACGGCATGTACCGATGGTATCAATACATATTACGGGCGAGAGTTCTTGAACGGGCTGACCGTGGAAGAAACGGCGGGGCTTGCGTTGCATGAGAACCTGCACAAGTTGCTCAAGCATATCGGACGGCACAAGGACTTGAACGCCAAAGACCCGATGCTTGCCAACATCGCTATGGATTTCGTGGTCAACGACATCATCATGAACTTGAAGGACAAGACCCTAGCCAAGTTGCCCGATGGTGGTTTGTATGACCCGATGTTTCATGACTGGTCGGTGCGTCAAGTGTTCGACTACCTGTGGAAGGAGCGTGAGAAGCAGCCGAAAGATGGACAGGGTAACGGACAGCCCAAGCCGGGAAGCGGTACGCAGAAGCGTGGTCAGCCACTTGATAAGCATGACCACGAGGGCATGCAGGGGAAGGACGGCAAGGGTGGTGGCAGCCTCACGCCTGAGCAGCAGCGGGAACTTGAACGGAAGATTAACGAGGGCTTGCAGCAGGGTGGGATTCTTGCGGGTAGGTTCGGTGCAGACATCCCGCGTGTCATCAAGGACGAGATGGAGCCGGAGATTACATGGGACGGTGTGCTCGATGACTTCTGGGCAAGCATCATGCGAGGCGTAGATGAATTTACTTATTCGCGCTTAAATCGTCGGCGTCTGGTGGATGAGTTGTTCTTGCCATCGCCGTACAGCGAGACGGTCGGGCGCATGGTGTTCGCTATCGACACATCGGGCAGCATTGACAACGAGCAGATTAGCCGCGTTGCAGCGCGTATCAGTAACCTGTGTGAGTTGTACCCGCCAGAGTCGGTCGTTGTTCTGTGGTGGGACACGAAGGTTCATGCCGAGCAGCAGTTTGAACCGCAGGACTACGCCAACATCACCAAGTTGCTCAAGCCCGTGGGTGGTGGTGGCACGCGAGTTAGTTGCGTGAGTGAGTACATGAACCAGCGAAACATCGAGGCTGACGGCGTGATTGTCTTCACCGACGGTCATGTCGAGCACGATGTGAAGTGGGAGGTGGCGTGTCCGACGCTGTGGTTGGTCACGCAGAACAAAGGGTTCACCCCGCCGCATGGGCGCAAGGTGATGGTCAAGCAATAACTAGGAGGTGTGACATGGCTTACAAGAAGTACGCACGAGAGTGCACGGCATGCAGCAAGGGCATGAACGAGGGCTACTGCATCGAGGGAGGCATGGAGTACTACTGCTCTGACGCTTGCTTACATACGGAGATTACGCACGAGGAGTACATGGAGTTGTACGCCGATGGCGAGGGCGATTCGTACTGGACGACATGGTACGAAGACCCCGACGAATACATGGTGGACGAGGACGACCCGGCTCCGAACAAGTTGAGCGTGGATTTGTTGGAAGACGGGGGGATGGTGGACAGCGAGAAGGTCAGGCATATCCTTGACAAACAACTGCGCCGCGCTGGCCTCGACCCCGACAAGTACGAGTTCATCAACTGGACTATCAACTGCGATGTACAAATCAAAGAGGAGGTGTGACATGGACAAAAAAGTAATCATCGAAGTTCGAGATGGCATCCCCGAAATCGTCGAGGCACCGGACGGTGTTGATGTGGAAGTCCGGGACTACGACACCGAGTTCTACGAGGACGAGGATTTGCATGAGGATGACGAAGGCGAGAAGTATTTCCTGAGGGAGGGTTGAACATGGCTAAGAAAATTAAAGAACGGGTTGATGTCAACGATATCTTCTACGATGGTGTGCATGATGACGCATCAAAAGCCGAGGTGATGAAGTCAGCCTTGTGGCCTGTACTTGTCGCCATGTATTCGTTCTCTGATAAACAACTGCGTATTGGCCCAGCAAGACATTTCGCACAAGGTCACGGTGCTACCCGTACAATGGTTCATTTCCTGACAGCGTCAGGAACACCAGCAGCCGCTGTGCGTTTAGATGCCGATGGTGACATGGTCGTGATGAGCGCAGACCGAGGCATACATGGAAGAGATGATGCACATACATCCCCCTACACCAATCGTATTGTGAGTAAAAACCCGCGATATATCGTGAACACATTGAAGGCAGGCTCTAACCACGAAGGTTTAGACTGCATCAGAAATTCTATCAAAAATTCACAGAATATATTTAGCGAAGTGTTGTTTAAGTCGTTGGATCAAATAGTAGATGTATTAGCCGAGTGTGGCGTGACCAAACCTAGAATAAAGGATTTGAGTCATGATGAAACAGATACGCTCTTGAACATAGCGTTGGGTAATACATCAAAATCCGATGCCGACCCGCACATCTTGGGAAGGGTTGAACATAAGTATGCGACTTACACCACAGAGATGGCCGAGTTCATCAAGCGCGTTGACCGTGCGGCAGACATGTTCCATAGCGATAAGTGGGTCGTGGCTAAAAGCGTGCTTGGCGGTGTCATAGTTGGTGCGGTATCGTCCAAGCCTTTGCTCACTGCATATGAGATGTACAAACGAGACGGACATTTTCCGCATTATGTTTATCACAGATACGACGAAGCCATCGTGCCGTTCAAGTGGTACAAGAGTCTCGATGCGTTGCCCGAGGATATCAAGTCCGACTTTAACGCATCGGCTGTCATGTTTAAAGCGCACTTCAATTCCAACTCGCGGGAGTTGTTACCGACGCTTGGAGGAGCGAACACTCATACGGTCGTGTGGGAGTCTATCGAAGCGCATGGCTTTAGTTCATGGATGACGGACGGCACCGACATCATCGTGTTCAATAAGTAAAAGTACAGACCATGTCCACCCAAAATCCCAACGAGCCTATCAATCTCACCGAAGGACGCATCAGGTTCTTATGCGAGTACGACGGCACAAACTATGTTCTGCACATGGGTAATAACATGTACCGCAAGTTTGATGACGAGACCCTGCCGGGCGAACTCAAATCTCTTATCGGCATGATAAATGCTTTTGATTGGGACTCGTTGCACAGGAAAAATTGGACCCTGTCTGTTTTCCCCAACTACCCCGACTTCTTGTGGCTCCGTAAACCTTATTACCCAGAGATGTCGGCGCACATAGGGTGGCGCGAAGGTAACAAGTACGCATTGATTGTCCAACACAAATACTTCCTGACATTGTCAGGAGCGCAACCATCAGAGTACGATGCGGGGTATGACCCCCGAAGCAAAAGTCAAAGCGAAGGTGAAGCGGATACTGTCTGAACTGGGCGCGTATTACGCCATGCCGATGGGAACTGGTTTCGGTAACAGCGGCGTGCCGGACTTTTTGGTTTGTTTACGAGGGAGGTTTTATGCGATAGAGTGCAAAGCGAACGGTGGGAAGACCACCGCACTACAAGATAAGCACCTTGCGGATATTCGTGGCGCAGGGGGCGTGAGTTTAGTAATCCACGAAGCAAACGTAGAGAACCTACGCAAGGAGTTACAACATGACCATGAGTGCAAAGATTCGCCGTTATCTGGCGAAGGGTACGAGCATCGCTGAAATCGCCAAGCGATTGGGCGTCTCAAAGAATAACGTCTGGACTGTCATCTGGAAGGAAAAGCAGAAGGCGAAGGCAGCGAAGCCCGAAGCGACGCCCGAAGAGAAGCGGAAGCCGGGGCGACCGAAGAAACTTGTTTTTATGCCGAAGCATCTGGATAAGGCGTTGAAACTGCTCGACGAGCAGTCGAAAAAGCAAGAGAAGTGGATGGACATCACCTATCCGGGAGAAGCCTTTATCCCTAACTCTGTCCCGGCTGACCCCGTGAACCATCCTCCGCACTACAAGGCCGGTGGTATCGAAGTCATCGACTTCATCGAAGCCAAAGATTTGAACTTCCGACTCGCCAATGTGGTGAAGTATGTGAGCCGTGCAGGTAAGAAGGACTCCGACCCTGTGCAGGACTTGGAGAAGGCTGCGTGGTATCTCAAGCGTGAGATTGACGCAAGGAAGGGTGCGTGATGTTCCGCGCCATCAAATGGTGGTGGCGACAGCGCAAATACAATGTCACACGGGAGTGGGGGCGAGTCCCCCCTCCCAACTGGCGATGTGCAAGAAGTGGGAGGGAATACTGGTGAACGAGCCAAGAGGTATGGAGTACAGCAAGGACAGGCTGAACCAAGAGATACGGGGGCTGCTGCGTGAGAACTCGCTGCTCAAGAACTCGCTGTTCCTCAAGGACAAAGAACTTATTGTCCTGCAAGAAAAACTGACGGAAGCCGACGGCACGATCAATTTTCTCAGCATCATGCTTGGAGTTGTGCTGCTGATGTTCATCGCTGTGTTGTTGTTCACTGTTCAATGGTGGAGGTAAGGCTATGATTTCTGGAAAAGACCTTGAGGGTTGGATTACCGCCCCTGACCCGTTGGCAGCGATGGAGAAGGCTCAAAACCAAACACTTCACCGCGACCGCCGCGAACGCATCGCTACGGCTGTGCTTACAGGGATATTGGCTAATCCAAATGTTGACCCTTGGCGGGGTAAAATAGCCGTGGATGCGGTATTTCACGCCGACGCCATGATTGCGGAGTTGGACAAGCCGAAGGAGGTGCAGCCGTGAGCGACAAGCCGAAGTGCAAAACCTGCGAGTTCTACCGCCAAGACGAGGACTCGACCTATTGCGGCGTCTGTCTTTTTCGATTGCCGCCGGGAGTCCGAACCGGGATGAACATCGTCCAAAAGCACATTGACACCTGCGACTTGCACAAGCCGAAGGAGGTGCAGCCGTGAGCCGTGATGATTACGAACTCGTTTCTGCTTTTCACATCACAGAGACTAGGGTGGTGAACAATCCGCAATATGCCCGTCCCGTGATGATGGTACGCGAGGGATGGGTTCAGCGTGGGCAAGAGCCTGTATGGCGTGACACCGTGACGATTCGACAGATTCCAAAGGAGGTGCAGCCGTGAGCGACCGTGAAGCGATGAAGTTGGCGCTAAAGGCGTTGGACACGCTTGTTTCACCCGTGGGCAGCATTTACGCACAGGCTCGTAAAGCCCTCCGCACCCACCTCGCCGCGCCGAGCGAGGACATCGAAACCCTGCGGCGGGATGCCGAGCGGCATCGGTGGATGAAACAAAAGGTTAAGCGCATCCCTCCCGCTTGGGATTTGGTTGGATGGGACGCCGCCATCGACGCGGCGATGCAGGAGGACAAGAAATGAGCGAGAAGCCCGAGGCTTTGAAAGTTGCTGACGCGATGCTGCTTCAAATCGAGGAGAACATGTCCCTGCGACGGGAGAATGAGCGGCTGCGTCAGCGTTATTACATGGAGCAAGAAATCTTCAGGGGCGGGATGTATCAACTGCGGTCGTTGTTGACCGAGGCAAGGTCGTATTTGTCAGAGTGCCACCCCATAGCCGAGAGCCTGTTTCCCCGCATCGACGCCGCCCTGCGGCAGGAGGACAAGAAATGAGCGAGAAGCCCGAGGCGTGGACAGCAATCGACTCGTTTGTTTTTCCGCACATCGCCGCGAACCTTATCCGCGAACAACACGCCGAGAACGAGCGGCTACGGGGGTTGCTGTTGAGAATCCGTCATTGGGATCACCTTGACGGTGCCGCAGACGGGTCGTTCTGGAAGCGCGAGATCGACGCAGCGATGCAGGAGGACAAGACATGAGCGAGAACTTTAATCGAGTTGCATATCTGCGCCAGAAGCAGTCACGACATTCGGCGCGGTTGTTTAGCGTTGCTCTTGGCTTGATTGTTTGTGCTTGGGTGGTCGTGTTGGCGGCGGTGTTCTTTAGGAGGTTCATGACATGAGCAATGAAGATAATGAATTTATGTCCAAGATTGTGTATCATTCTCGGATCTTGGAGAATATGGGTTGCACCGTTGTAGTCTTCACCCCAGAAGAGTTGCGTGGCGCGAATCCTTACCATGTTCAAGATCGTTTGATTGAACTGGGCTGGGAAGTCATTGGGGATATTGCAGAAGATATTGAGACTGAGCGATTGGTGAAACCTTCTGATGAGGATTGGAATTGGGCAATCAAATGACCA